TTTACAACAGAGTCTTTAGATACCTTCCGTAATGAGCTAAAAGATTTCTTCGTGTACTTCAGAATGAAGATAATGGATTCTAAGTATGGAACTGAAGTGTGGAAACACGTTCGCGAAGAAGGCTACGATGCTCCTGAGAGTAAGCACTTCTCAAAGTTATCGCCTGCTACTGCTGCGTCAACGCGGCTAGCTATTGCTAAACGACGTTTGAAATTTGCGAGACAAATAGTATGCGCGACAACAAAAGACCACATTTTTGATGCACAGGTGACAGATAAGAATGTGAGCATTTTCCATACTGGACATTGCTCTCATAAGGAACTGTGCACATGTGAATCACCTCTTGAAGGTGTCAGCTCCGAATCTTTTTTGAAACTGTACACTATGGAAATGGTGCCTCTTATTGAGTTGGCGTATTACGGAGGAGACAAAGTAGAACGCAAAATTGGGCCTCTTACACAAGTACAAGATTCTACAACTACTCTCATGTATCTCGAAAATGTAGGTGGTTTGTATGATGAAGGAGAACTTCCATTGATGCTTTTACCAGAGATAAATACGGGAATTCCTGATGAAAAGGATGACAGTACATTTTCTAGTGAGACGGCTGAAGAAGTCGGAGCTAGGATCTTTGGTACGTTGAAAGATAGAGTGTCTCCTGTTGATACAGATGAGAAAGATCCAGATGTTGCACTTGCAGAGATTGTAACACAAGCTGAGGCCGATAAAAAGGCCAAGGAAGCTGTTGTGGAAATTTCTGTTGTTGACACAGATGAGAAAGATCCCGATGTTGCACTTGCAGAGATCGAAACGCAAGCTGAGGCCGATAAAAAGGCTAAGGAAGCTGAAGTAGAGGTCTCTGATGTTGAAGTGGATGAAGTTAACGCAGAAGGATTGGTATACGACAGGCGCGCAACGTTTAAACGTTCCAAAGAGTATCTTAAAGAGAAAATGGGACAATTGCACGCTTGGATAAAACCAAAAGTGGATGTACTACAGGATTACGCATGTTACTATGCCAAATTGTTCCTATTGCAAGTGTGGTACTCTGTCATCTTAGGATTGGTGGAGAAACCTCCGAGCATTGGAATGTTTGAGGTGTTCATCATGTTGTTCATGACTAAAAGTATAGTTGTTTTGTGGCTAGCATATCATGCTTTCTGGAGAGTCTTACATTACGTGGGATTGAGAAGAGCGATCTTTTTCGTTTTCTTTTCAGGAAAACACAAGCAACGTTACTTAGACTATTATGTGTCCAACTTGAGACATAGGTTGGAATACATGAATGGTAAGGCAGAACCATATTACAGATCCCCAGTCCTCGTGTCTGCGCTCGCAGCAATCGGAACGACTACAACACTATTGATGTTGAGCAAGAAGATGCTTAGATCAGAAGGTGACACTATGTCGGCACCGCGCAAAGAGGTAGAAGAAAAGGAATGGGGAGCGGATGATGATTACTCCAAACTGGCAAACAAGTTGTTGCCAGACACCTGGAATAAGATGCAGGTGGGGAAACGATCTCTACACACCTCTGGTGGGGACCAATTGAATGAATCAATACGCCGCAATGTTAGAATGGTCGAAGTACGATCTGGTGGACACATTGCCAAAACTCATATTTTGGGTCTACGCAAGGGATGTGCCATCATCAACAAACACAATTTCTTTGGTGAAGAAATTACTATATCCATAAGCAAGGATAGGAGTGCAACTTTTAGCCAAGTGCAAACCGTCTTTTTGAAGCGGTCGAATCTGGTTGAACTCTATAGTGATTTTTATGTGTTTGATGCTGGAATTTCCTTTGTTGATATCATGAAGCACTTTGCCCCTGACGACATATACGGACGCCTACATATGAAAGGATACTTCAAAGATAACAAAGTTGATGCAAAACTAGTGCGTGGAGAACGCACTGTTAACTCTGTTGGAGGAACTTACCATATTGGAAACCACTTTGAATATCGTGCACCCCATGGACTAGGGGACTGTGGTTATCCATTGATAGTTCAACGTGACGCTGGTTGGGTCATTGGTGGAATACACTCTGCGGGTTCAGCAGACTCTAACTTCTGTGTGGCAATACAGGTTTCCCAAGCGGATCTGTGTGACGCACTTGAAGAGTTGGGTAGAAAGAGCCCTCTTACGCTTATTGCGAACTCAAGTGTTGACATCAAGGATATGAAAGATCCTGTCCCAAAGTCGAGCGTGTACTATGTTCCTTTTGAACGCCCAAATTATTATGGAAGAATGCCCGGACCAATAAAGATACATTCAAAATCTCGACTTACTAGCACTCCTTATGCTAGTAGTGTTGACAAACTTTTGGAT